AAGTAGTCCTTTGTTAAGAGTTTGTCTACGAATTAGTATACAAACTATTTAACGAAAACTACTGCGACACACCTATCTCTTTTCAACGCTAGGTTGAGATGCACTTCCGTCGTCCCACTTGTAATACGAACCCTGTGTCTGTTTTGATAGAGGCTGTGGGGTTCCATACGGGTCACTGTCATTTGTCCATGCAGTGCGCTTACTTTGTGTGGTTGCGTTAACGCTGCCTAATCCTTTTGGAGCAGTGTAGCCAGAATACCGATATGGCTTTGGCATCTCTCCGCCTTGTGCAGCAGATAGAGCATTCGAACTCATGTTACGCTCTTGAGTCGTGAATGGAATCTGTGAGTGATGCTCGAGTTCCCATTGTGCTTGAAACAATTCGACCATTTCTCATGGTTGATGCTGCTTCTGGAGAGGTAACAGAATATGAAGATGTAATTCTGCATGCTGGTCCAAGTTTTTCAGCACCTGCCTGCATAGGAGCACGCTTTGCTTTTGGTCCCATAACTGTTGGGTCTGCTGCTTGTGTACTCTTCTTTTTAACTAACTTTCCACGAACTGCACCTACAGATAAACGAGCACTTGACGCATTTAGCATGTCACTAATTGCATCAGGAACTTCAACTGAAACTTTCTTATCAGCACCACCTAGTGTGCTGCTTGACGCACCTGCACGACGACGCATAGCCTGTCCCATCTGACGATAATCTGACATATAAACTCCTTTGCTTACCTTAATAATACTCTTTTTTACTTTGCTTCAATGCTAAAAACAATTGCAGAAATCTCTCCATCACGGCTTTCAATGGTCGTAAACCCTGGTTTACAGGTCAAGTCCAATCCACGGGGAGCAACATAGCCTCGAGCAATCGCTAATGCTTTAACCGCTTGGTTAACGGCTCCTGCACCTACGGCTCGTAGTTTTACTTGCCCACCTGAATACAAAGCGTGAGCAATTGCAGAAGCAACGCTTTGTGGGTTACTTCCAGCACTTACACGTAAAAACGCTTCTTCTGAAGCGGGGGTTGGTTCGTTAGTCACAATTAGTAGTCCTTTAAGTTCGATTTGTAGTGCCCTACCTACTTATAAAGGTAGAGAAGAAACCCCCAAAAGTCAGGCTAAACGTGGTTCATCTCTGTATTTTGGATTAGACATCTGCTCAATAATCTCGGTTTCTACCTTGTTTATCCCGTTTCCTGAGACTAGGCGGGCTAAGGCGTAAGAATCGGCAGCATTATCGTCGTTGAACTCAACGCCCCATCTCTTGTACATCTGTAACAGCATCTCTTGTTTTTTGGCATTTCCTTTTCCTGCAGCAAACTTCTTTAAGGTCATAGGGGAGACTTGTAAAGGAAATATCTTGTCTCTTTCGTATAACGACAGTTTAACAATTGCTGCTAATTCTCCTAACTTAAGAGCAGCAGGGCTTTGTAAAACACTTCCTTCAATGGCTACGTCTAATAAGTCAATACCGTGTTCTTGAATATAATCTAAAGTGTCTTCAAGCCATTCTTTAATGTCTACTAATCTTTCAATACCAAAATAAGGAGATTTGTATATCCACGTAAAAAACTCTAGTGGGTTATCTTCTGCTAAGGCTGTTAAGGCAAACCCCGTTAACGATTGGTCAATACCAATGTAAACGTCTGTTTTTCTTGTTAGCCCGCCATCAATCGTTTTTGTTGGCACGGAGTTCACGCTCATCTATAACCATTTGAAGTGTGCCTAGATACCCAGCACCATCAACGATGTTATCTCGACTGTGTTTATGAACTTCTCTGCAGATTTTTACCCACGTCATTGCCAAAGCCACTTGTTCTTCAGTTACTTCACTATTAAAAATTACAGACCACCCTTTGGCGATACGAGCAAAGTTATCTAGCGGATGGTCGTAGGCTTTATTACGGTCACTAGTAATTAAACGCTGTGCTTCGTATAAGACTGTCTCATCTACCATGAGGCTTTGTCCTGTCTATTTGCTCTAAAGTCAGATGCTCTGCGAGTTAGTTCTCTGGAAATTAAAGCAGAGTCTCTTTCTAGATTAAAGAACATTACCTCAATCATTTTTCTATACGCATAAAGAACTTCTAAGTCCTCAGAGAGTTTAATAATTTCAGGGCTTCCAGCAACATCAGCCTTCATAGCAGCAACGGGTGTTTTAGCGGTTGAACTTGACCTCAAAATCATACGCTTTGCTGTTTGTGTGTCTAACAACTTTTCTGCAGCACGTTCATCAATCTGTGCTGCTGCTAATTGTGTTGCAACATAGTTTGTCCACGCAGTTAACTGGCTAAACAATCTACTTAACTCCTCACTATCTAAGACAGTTAAGTCTGGATGTGGAACTGGGTAAGTCGACTGTGTTGGTGAAATGATGAAGCCCTGGTCTAGTAGTTCTTCAACTGCTTGCTTTGATGCTTGTCCTAGTTTAAGCGACATTTTCTCCTCCAAATTGTTGGCACGATTTACAGCCAAACTTTCCACCAATATTACACTCTAAAGGTTCTTTAGCCTCAACCGCAGCACAGACTGTTTTTGCTTTTTCAAAGATTTCCTCAACCATGCCAAAGTCTGCTTTTATAGTAAATTCCATATAATCTTGGTCAGACTTTAACTCGTATAGAAAAACAATCTCATCTACTGGGTGCAACATGCGTCGCATAAGTTCTAAGTAAATTTGACCTTGGAGCAGGTGTGTATTAAATGGACGTTTAATTGACCGCCACGCTTTTTGTAAATCTCCTTCATGCTTGGCTAACAAATCAGGGGCTTCAAAACGCAGAGTTCCTGCACCAATTGATTTTATCTCAATTAAACAGTCGTTGCCAATTCCTTTTATCCAACCATCGGTATGCCCTTGGATTCTTACTTCAGGGTCAGCCAAAGTAACTTCACGGTAGTTCAAGAACAGGCTTTTAGCACCGCAGTTTAAACACACACTTGGGGAAGTAGCAAACATCTCTTTGCTACAGACCATGCAATTCCACTGTCCGTGCAAAACTCCCATCTCTTTAAACCATGTCTGCCATTTGTGGTGAATAAAGTGACCTTCATCAAAAATAGACTGAAGACGTAGATTTGGGACTTCCTTTTTAACAGTTACACCAGTGAGTGCAAAGTAAGAGGCTCTTAAACACCAGTCTTTTTTTACCATCTCTGAAGGGTGCAAAACGGTAGTAGACCTTATTTCGGGTGCTCTAGATAACAAGTGCCGTTCAACATCTCCTACAAGTCTAGGGTTAGTTTTCTTGGCTTCTAGAAACCTCTTTAACTCTGCGTTCATTTAATCCTCTAGTTCTTTTATGTATTGTTCCAATGACATCGTTTTTTTGTACTTCTTTTTCCATTTGCGAATTAAAGCGTTTCTTTCTCGATGAGACAGTCCTCCCCAAATTCCATGTGGCTCATCCCTTTCTACAGCATCCCACAGACAATCTAAACGAACTGGACAGGGTTTGTTCCCTGTGGCTCCAAAACAAAACGTCTTTGCTCTATCTGCAATGATTGTGTACTTTTCTTTATCACGAGGTGGGTAAAAGGTGTCAGTATCTTCTCCGCGACACTTTGCTTTATACCGCCATGTGTAAGACGGTTCATCCATGCTTTACGATTCCTTTTCAACGGTCTCTCTCATTTCCAAGTAATCGTCTTCAAGAAGAACCACGTAGTTCTCCCCATCTAAATGTAAACCGAGCACGGGTATTCGGCTATCTAGTATTGCCTCTCTCGTAATCTTCTTAAGAACTTCTGATTTTATAGTGACCTGTTTTTTACCAGTCCACTTATGCTCAATCAGAAGTTCTTTAGACCGAACGTCTCCCTTTCTTGACCAAAAAGCCCCAGAAGCAGCAGTTCGTGTTCCACCAACTTTTTTGGCTAAACGCTTTTCATGCTTTTGAGATTGTCGCTGTCCCTCAGACTTCATAATGATAATACCTTTTTGGACAGTTCTTCTTTTAGGTCGACTTCTTCCCTAATACTGGCAATTAATGACTCGTTTCCTTGCCATTTTCTCTCACCGTAGTAGTACCAGCCACCCTTTCGTTCCACAATATCTTGAACCACTGACATGGCTGCAATTTCTTTAGCAAAGTCATACTCACCAGGAGTGCAGTCACCGCCAGGGGCAAAATAGAAGTCAAAGTAAGCAACTCTTTGCGGAGGAGCAGTTTTATTTTTTAAACTACGAACCTTGATAGTTTGCCCAATACGAATCTTATTTCCGCTTGGACCAATTTCAATCCACTCATCTCTTCTAACCTCACAACGAGTAAAGAAAGCGTAATTCTTTCCTTCTCCACCAGGAGTAGTACGTGGGTCACCATGCATCACACCAATTTTCATACGGTATTGATTAATAATTAAACCAAGCACTGCTCTTTCATCTTCAACTAAACTTCTTTTCATTGCAGAGCCAACAACTCTAA